GGGATCACTGGCGAGGGCGACCCGGGCGGCAGCTGCAAAACCTGCCCGTACAACAAATTCGGTTCCGGGGAGAACAACTCCAAGGCGTGTAAAAACCGCCGCCGTATCTTTGTGCTGCGGGAAGGCGAGATTTTTCCGTTGCTGCTTTCCCTCCCCACCGGCAGCCTGAAGGAGTTCACAAAGTACATCAAACGTCTACTGGGCAAGGGTAGAAAATCCAACAGTGTGGTTACGCGCTTTTCGCTGCGCAAGGCCACGAACAGCGGTGGTATCGCCTACTCGCAGGCGCAGTTTGCCATCGACCGCATCCTTACGCCGCAGGAGCACGCACTGCTCGACAAGCTGTCCGAGCAGGTCAAAGCCTACAGCAGACAATTGGCGTTCGACTTCGACAACACGATGGATTCGGAAGATGGAACGGACTTCTCCGAAATTGATCCGGCCACCGGCGAGATTATCGAACCGCTGAAGTAATGCTCGGCCTGTGCGGGAGCGCGGCGCAGGCCGCCTCCCCGTCACGGGCGGCAAGGAGGAAATTATGGACTATGTATACATAAAAACGCTTGCCGAAATCAAGGCATATCTCAGCGGCGCAGCCCTCGTGGCCTTTGACTTTGAAACCTCGCCCGACGATGCCTTTCGCGGCGAGGAAAAGGCGGCGCTGGATGCGCACAAGGCGCACATCGTCGGCGTCAGCTTCTCCGTGGCCGAAGGCTCGGCGGTATATTTGCCGCTGGCACACCGCGCCGGGGAAAACGCCGCCGATCAGGATGCGCTGTGGCAATGGCTGACCGGATCGTTTTTTCAAAACACCGGAATCATCAAGATCGCGCACAATCTGAGCTTCGAGGCGATGTTCCTTTATGCCCGGGGCACTGTCCTGCAGCTGCCATGCTACGACACAATCGCTGCCGCGCAATTGACGCTTAAAAGCCACACACAGTTTCGGTCGCTTTCTGACAGCGGCTTGAAAACGCTGGTGCCGGAGCTACTCGGCGTGGAGCTGCCTGGCTTCGAGGAGGTCACCGCAGGCCGGTATTTTGATGCATTGGATCCACAGGATGCGGAAACCGTCCGGTACGCCTGCGCGGACTCGGACTATACACTGCGGCTGTATCAACTTTTCAACGGCTGGTTTGACCGGTATCTACCCAAGCATCGCTTCGTTGTGGAGCAGATCGAATCGCCCACGGCGGTTTATTGCGGGTTGATGAAATACAACGGCCTGCCGGTGGATCGAGAGCTGATGACCGCAAAGCAGGAAGAGGCCGAGACGAAGCTCCGGCAGCTCCGGGAGGAAATCGCCTTCATGACCGGTGACGTAAGCATCGGTGCGAATGCCGCGACTTCGGCTTTCAAGAAGTATCTGTATGAAGATTTGAGGCTGCCGGTGTTCAAAACCACGGCCAAGTTTCAAGAGGCTATGGATGATGAGGCGCTGGTGCTGCTGGCGGAGTGGTGCGGGGAGAAGCGCCCGGATTTGGTGCCGCTGTTCAAGCTGGTTCAAGAATATCGTAAATGGGGCAAGCTCAAGTCCACCTACATCGACGGCTATATGGCGCATATCAACAACTCCACCGGCAGAATCCATCCTGATTTATTTCCGCTGGCTACCGAGACGGGGCGCTTCGCGGCGCGTAAACCCAATCTTCAGAACATGCCAAGAGCTGACAGCGACGAAATCGGCGTGCGTAATTTCATCATCGCTCCCGAGGACAAGACGCTGCTTTCGCTGGATTTTTCGCAGATTGAATTGAGGATCGGCGCATTTTACTGTCGTGATGAACGGATGCTGGAAGCCTACCGCACAGGTGGCGACATCCATGCCCAGACCACCTCGGTTATTTTCCACATTCCCTTTGAGGAGGCGGCGGACAAAACCGCCGCACATTACAAGGAGCACCGCGCCATTGCCAAGGCGTGCAATTTCGGTGTGTTCTTCGGGCTGTTCCCGAAAGGGCTGCACCGCAACCTGAAATTCAAGGCTGGGCTTCATACGTCCCTGTCGGAATGCGAGCAGATCATCGACAACCTGAAAGCCGGGTACCCCCGCCTCACGCAATGGCAGGAGGAAGTTAAAAAGCGGGCGGCATTTCGCAAATATACGGAAACGTGGCTGGGCAGGCGGCGTTACCTGCCGGGCATCACTTCGCAGGATTGGGGCAAAAAGTCCTTCGCTGAGCGGTGCGCGCTGAACACACCTATTCAGGGTACGGCGGCGGACATCCTCAAGCTGGCAATTGGCCGCATCGTCGCCGGATTGCCGGAACGCATGTGGCTGCGGCCCCTGCTGCAAATCCACGACGAGCTGGTATTCGAGCTGCCCCACGACAAGGTGCCGGAGGCGGCGATCTTTATCAAGGCTTGCATGGAAAAGCAGCCTTTCAAGGAATGCGACGTTCCGATTGTGGCTGAAGCTGCGGTCGGCGTGCGCTTCGGCGAACTAAAAGAATTGGAGGTATAAGAATATGAAAACAGGCAGAAATTTGCAGGATTTGGCTCGGGAGCTTGATCGACAGCGCGAGGCCAAGCGCGATTTTATCGTAACCTCGGATGCCATGATGCTGGAGGACAGCGCGGAGCTGTTCAGCCTCCACCGCCCGCTTCCAAGCGGAATGCGCGAGGTTACACCGTACAGCATGACGGAGCTGTTTCACAGGCAGCTCGGCGCTTCGCTGGGCATCCCCGCCAAGTATTACGACAAGATGCGTGGCGAGTATCCGGAGCTTCTCGCACAGAATGTCAACGGCTGGTTCAGGCAAGCGCCGTCGAAACATACGATTCGGACTCTGGACGGGACGGCCAGAGCGTTTTTGAGCGATCGGTACCGTAGGATCGACAATTACGCAATCGCCAAGGCGACACTGCCGGTCATCGGCGAGATGCCCGACGCGCAGGTCATCAGTTGCGAGATCACGGAAACGAGGATGTACATCAAGGTAGTCAATCCCCGGCTTGAGGCCGAGGTGCAAACGGGCGATATCGTACAGGCCGGGATCATCATATCCAACTCGGAGGTCGGGCTTGGCAGCGTATCCGTCATGCCACTGGCTTACCGACTGGTGTGCCTGAATGGCATGATCGTAAATGATCTCGGGCAGCGGAAATATCACGCTGGCCGTGAGCTGGAAGAATCATGGGAGCTGTACAGCGATGAAACGCTGCAGGCCGAAGATAACGCCTTCATGTTGAAATTGGCCGATATCGTGCGAGCCGCCGTCGATGAGGCGCGGTTTACGTCGGTGGTCGATAAGCTGCGGGAGGCCGTCGATATCAGGATCACCGCGTCGGTACCGCAGGTGGTGGAGCTGACCGCCAAACAGTACGGCCTGACTCAGTCCGAGGGAAACGACGTGCTGCAGCATCTGATCAGCGGCGGCGACCTGTCGCGCTACGGCTTATCCAATGCTGTTACCCGCGCGTCGCAGGACGTGCAGGATTATGACCGCGCCACGGCTCTCGAAGGCGTAGGCTGGCAGATCGCCGTCATGCCCCGGGAGGTCTGGGCGGTCATCAACGAGGCGTGAGGCTATGAGCGTAAGCAAATACAATCACGAGCGATATTATGATCCCACGCCTTATGCGGCGCTGATGGCCATTGAACGGGAAGAAAAAGAAAACAGGCGCAGACCGCTGGTGTTCATCTGCTCCCCATTTGCGGGGGACGTGGAACGGAACCTGCAAAACGCCCGGTTGTATTGCAAGTATGCGGTGGAGCAAGGCGCGATCCCCCTCGCGCCCCACTTGCTCTATCCTCAGTTTTTAGACGACCGGGACAAGGCGCAGTGCAGCCTCGGGATTTCCTTCGGACTGGTGCTTTTGGGGAAATGCGATGAACTTTGGGTGTTCGGTAGCACGATCACCAAAGGTATGAGGGTGGAAATTGAACGGGCGCAGGCGCGAGGGATCAAAATTCGATTCTTTATCAATCAAGGCAAGGAGGCGGTGACGTGAAAGCATTGGATATACCGCTTGAAGAGTTTCTGCGCCCCTTTTTCGACGCAGGCGAAACGGTATGCCTACGCATTTTTGATGACCGAAAGACCAGCTCGTTTCGTGGCTCGAAGCTGGAATGCGAGGCCGGAAAGATCGCCGCGATGGCAGATATTCTCCAAAAGCACAACCAACAGAATCGCGGCATTTATTTCGTGGTCAACTATGGCGGCCATGAAGATGCCGATATCACCCGCATCAATGCACAATTTGTGGAGTGCGACGAGCTGTCCATCGAGGAGCAGGTGGCGCAGGTTGAGGCGTTTTCCATCGAACCATCGCTGATTGTAAAAACAAAAAAATCCCTTCACGTTTACTGGTTGATGAAGGATGCGAAGGTCGCGGATTTTCGCAGAGTACAAAAACGGTTGATCGCCCGATTCCAAGGCGACCCGGCCTGCATCAACGAAAGTCGCGTGTTCCGGCTACCCGGGTTTTATCACTGCAAGGGCGATCCGGTTATGGTGGAGTGCATCAAATTCAATCCTGAGTTGCGCTACACACAGGCCGAATTGGAAGCAGTGTTGCCCGAGGTGCCGGACGATCCGGTGATCAAAACACCCGCACCTAAGGGCACTCGCAAGGGACTGGCTCTGGTGATCAAGCGGTGTCTTTTTGCGCAGCACTGTAAGGACAATGCCAAGTCCCTCTCCGAGCACGACTGGTATGCGATGATCACGAATCTTGCGGTATTCGAAGGAGGCAATCGCGTCATTCATGCACTATCCAAGGCGTATCCGGGTTATGACCGCAAAGAAACGCAGGATAAAATCCAGCACTTTCTGGAGAGTGGGACGAAGCCCATCACCTGCCGGACGATTGCCGAGAAGGGCTTCGTCTGCCCGAAGATGGAGGACGGAAGTTGCGGTTGTAAGGCTCCCGCCGCCCTCTGCTATAAACCCCTTGCCGTTGAGGATCTGCGTGTGTTTCTTTCGGAGCTTGAGGTCAGGAAGTCTGCAGTGGACGATATGCAGACCGCGCAGGAATTTGTCCGTGATTTCCTATACAACGTGGATTCGGTTGTTGCGGGGACATTCATCGAATACGAGTTGAAGGAGCATTTCGGCCTGAAAACCAGCGCGGTCAAGCCACTGGTGGCGCAGCAGAAGGAGCTATACAAGGCATACCGCGACAGCAAGGATACGAAGCGCGAAACCTCCGGCGAGGAACTGCCTGACTGGTATGAGGTGACGGACCGGGGTCTGCGGTTCGTTTCTGGCCTACTGGCCAATCACATGGCCAAAAACGTGGACGCCTTTTACGGTGCGGAGAGCTATTACCTCTATGAGGGCGGCGTGTATAAAGCCGCGTCGGATTTGCAGGCTGCAGCCAAAGTGCGCGAGCATCTGATCGACCGATACGCGACCATGTCGGGCATCAACGACACCGAGGGTCAGTGGCGCATGCTCATCTATAAGCCGATCCGAGAGATTAACTGCAATCCGTTTATCATCAATACGGCAAACGGCCTGTACAACGTCCTTGACGGCAGCTTCAAACCGCACACATCGGAGTATTACTCAACGGTGCAGCTCAAAGCGGCGTACAGGGAGAACGCTGGATGCCCGCGGTTCATGAAATTTATAAGAAGTGTACTGGAGGAACCAGAAATTTACCTGTTGCAGGAGATATTCGGGTATTTTCTGATTCCAATCAACAAGGCGCAGAAGAGCTTCATGCTGGTGGGAGCGCCCAACGCGGGCAAATCGACGCTGCTGTCCATCGTTCAGGAGATCCTCCTGGGCAGCGAAAACGTGAGTAATGTCCCGTGGCAATCGCTCTCCGACCGGTTCAAAACCGCAGAGCTATTCGGTCGGTTGGCAAACATTTTTGCCGACCTGCCTTCAAAGAGTGTGGATGACAACGGAATCTTTAAGGCGCTCACCGGCGAGGACTACATCACCGCCGAACGTAAAAACAAGAATCCTTTCAGCTTCAAGCCTTATGCCCGGTTGCTGTTTTCCTGTAACGAGATACCCCGCAATTATGGTGACCGCAGCGAGGGATTTTACCGCAGACTTATCATCATCCGCTTTGCGAATGCGGTGCCGCCTGAGAAGCGCGATCCCAACCTGCTGGATAAGCTGACCGTGGAGCGAGACGGGATTTTCATGTGGGCACTGACGGGGTTAAAAAGGCTCATGGCCAACAGCTACCTGTTTTCCGAAACCGACGCGACCCGCGCCGAACTGCAGCGATACAAGGTGGAAAGCAACAGTGCACTTTCCTTCATTGAGGAATGCTGCGTGCTCGACGCAAAAGCGGAATGCGTCCGCGAGGAGCTGTTCCAGCAATATCGGGAATATTGCCACAAAAACGGCCTGAAGCCCCTGTCGCAGGCCAACTTCAACAAGGACGTGGAAGCCATCGGCAACACCATCGAAAAAGCGGTCGACAAGCTGGGCAAACGCCGCATATGGCGGGGATTGCGATTCCATGAGTAGTTTTTTGACGGTTTTGACAGGCATTTGACAGGTTCGGCGAGGCGAAAACCCCTACTACATAAGGCATTTGACAGGTTTGACGGGTTTTTTATATTTCTTACGTTAAAGACCAGAATGCTATATGTAGTAAGAATTTTATAATACATTATAAAAGCTGAGGATTTCCTGTCAAACCTGTCAAAAACGCGAGGTGCGTTATGGCAGAAAAGGACATCACAAACGCGATTCTGCGTTATCTAAAGACTGTGCCTTGCTGTTTTGCTTGGAAAGAGCACGGCGGCATGTATGGCACAGCCGGTTTGCCGGACATCATCTGCTGCATCAAAGGTCGGTTCGTCGCCTTTGAGGTAAAAACACCGTCCGGCAAGCTGACAAAGCTGCAAGAAGCCACGATTCGGAAAATCAGAGCTGCCAAGGGCGAAGCCTTCAAAGTGACAAGTGTCGAGGATGCCAAATCCATTCTTGATACCTTGGAGGTGCCAGCTCATGACGATAGCTTGGATATATTTAGATAAAAAGGCGGCAGCCATCGACGCCTTGAAGGATTACTCTACCATGGAGTACATTCTTCAGAACCACTCCGATATTTTGGAGGAGATGACGGAAAAACTGACGGCAGTGCGATCTTCCGCTCCCACAGGTATGCCGAGGATAAAAAATCCAAAGGCAGGTGAAGCGCGTTTGGCAGCTACGCTGGATGAGATCGACGTCCTTAAGGAGCGATATCGTAGGGCACTGGAGTACATGGAGTGGTTCCAGCCCGCATGGGAGGCTTTGAGCGAGGACGAGCGGTTCGTCTTATCGGAGTTTTATCACAACGATGATTCTCGGCAGACCGATGCGATTGGAAGTGTATGCGAGCGGTTCAGCATTGAGCGCTCATCTGCTTATAACAAAAAGAACCGGGCGCTGGCCCGATTGGCCCTTCTGCTGTACGGAAAATGAGTAATTTCGTGGACGACTTTTGCGTTTTGATGTGCTATACTGATACCATCAAAATTTGCAAACAAAAGCCTTCGGAGCACAACCGCTCTGAGGGCTTTTTTGTTGGCACACTTTACACCAAACGCTCGCCTACACTTTGGGGGAATTGCCTCCGCAGAAATGTCTTGCCTTTAAGCGGTTATCGAGCGATCATGTGTCTGCAAGGAAGGAGGCGTTTTTATGGGGGGAAAATTCTACTGCCCCACGCAGATATGCCTGTTTGAAACACCTGTGGACATAAAGGATTGTTTTCAAAATGGCGAGGATTTGGAAGATTTATTTTGCGAGCATCAACTGAGCGGTGCTGAAGAGGCGGGATATTTTCAAGCAATTATCCGCGAATGGAACCGCAGGCACGATTCGGCTGCATATCGGCTGGACATTTCCGAAGATACCCAACTGGATGGGATTCGGGAAGGTGTGTGCTCCATGGTGCTGCGTGACAATGGTCTGATCGAGTATGAGCTGGATTGCGAGGTATCCTGCTCGAACGAAGAAGCCTGTGAACAATTGGCGGCTGTTATAGGCGAAAACGCGGACCCGTTCATTCTGGATTTCATTTTGGATGACGGCAGGCAGTTATATATTGCCCCCACCACCCATCATTGGTGCGGCGGGTTTACCTTAGTCCGGGACTACTGACCTTCTCGAAAGTGAGTAAAATCGTGGACGACTTTTGCGTTTCGGCGCGCTATACTGATATCATCAAAATTGCATAACAACAAAGAAGCCTTCGGAACAACCGTTCTGAGGGCTTTTGTTTTGCCCGGGAGGTGGCCGTGTGCCAAGGAAACCCAAACGGCCATGCAGCTATCCGGGCTGCCCGGAGCTGACGGATGGCCGGTATTGTGAAAAGCATCAGAAGGAAATCGAAGCGCGATATAACCGGTATGAACGCGACCCGGCCACCCGCAAGCGGTATGGCCGGACGTGGCGGCGAATCCGTGACCGATATATTGCGGCGCACCCGTTATGTGAGCGGTGCCGCAAGGCCGGTAAGTTGACGCCCGCCGAAGAGGTTCACCATATCATCCCTTTATCCAAGGGCGGCACCCATGACGAAAGCAACCTCATGAGTTTGTGTACGTCGTGCCACTCCGAAATCACCGCGCGCGAAGGTGGCCGCTGGGGTTAAGGAAAAGGCGAACCCGAAGGTTATCTACCTTCGGGTTGCAGCAGTTCGTATGTGCCATCCGGCAGTTCGCCCGCATATAAGCAATCCGGCCAGCGGAACAGCCATTCTTTGGGTGTGGGCTGTTCGTACCACAAAGACCCACCGTCGCACATGCTTTGGATAATTCTTTCCTTTGCATCTTCATCGTCATCGTCAATGGCGACCGACTGGAAGAAGCGGACATAACGGGATAGATCATTCGACATAACGTTTGCCTCCTTTCGCTTGATGCTAATGGCCTGTAGTATATATCTGGTTTCACCACATAGCAAGGGTGTAAATACCACAATCACCCGGGCTTTTCTTCTGCGTTTGTGTGTTGGCCGCCGGGGTTGACGATTGCTGTAAATAACTCAAATTGGCCGGTCCTTCTTTGGTGGGTAATCGTATTGCTAATTGCGGCGACCAGAGGTATCATGTCCCCCACAATAATGAAAGGGGTTATTGACACATGAAAACAAAACAAATATGGGAGCGCGCAAATGAGCATCGGGAGTTGATCCGCTCGCTTTATCGTGCGCTCTGTGAGGGTGAGGACATCAACGGGATGATGAATCAACTGAAACAATTGATTCCCTGCCTGTTCGGTGTCGATGCTGACCGGCGCGCTTTGGTGTTTCGTTCGATTGACGATGGCTTGGTTGCCTTGCTTGTGAAGGAAGAAGGCGACACGCTGGTGCTGGCACTGGCGACGACAGATATTGAGTTGAACTAAGTCTATCGGCGAACACAAGAAAAAGGACGCGAGAGATTGTCTCGTGTCTTTTTTTCTATCTCGGGGAGGGGCGGTCTGAATCTCCACAACCTTTTCACGGTGCAACGGGCGTGGGGTCACGCGCGAAAAATCGCGGTTTCAAACAGGGTATATACCCCCTGCATTTTTACAGGAAGCGAGGTAAAACCATGGATTTAACAAGAAACCTTCGATATCCCAAACCGAAAGCAGACAAGGCAAAAGGCAGCTATATGTCAGGAGCAGATGTGACAGAAGTTCAGAAACTTCTTGTAAGCGCTGGATATAGCGTCGGGAAATCCGGTGTTGATGGCTGTTACGGCCCGGACACAAAAGCCGCTGTTATTGCTTTTCAGCAGGGGCATAAGGACGAGAATGGAAGGCCGCTGGAAGTAGATGGTGTCGTAGGGTCGCATACCTGGTGGTCTTTACATCATATCGTACCCGCACAGCCCGCAGGCCCAAAGGCAACCGCTTTTTGCGCCCATGCTGCTTCGAAAGTCGGATGTCTTTATGTTTCGGGTGGTCAGGGGCAGCAAGGAACGCCCGAGCTTATTAGAAAACTTGAAAAAGACAATGGAAATTATCAGCGGGCGTTGGCTCAGTATAATCTCCATGTTCAAAAAGGGTTACCTCTTACAATCTATGATTGCAGTGGTCTGGTAATGGAATATCTCCAGAACGAGCAGCATCTTGTCGCTACCGATAAGACCGCGAACGGGATATACTTCGACCTCTGTACTCCCATTGATCGTCAAGGCCTGCGGGCAGGTGATCTGGTCTTTATCAAAGATACGAAGGGGCCGCTGCATCTTCATCATGTCGGGATTTGTATGGGTGACGGGACGGTGGTGCAGGCAAAAGGCCGAGATTATGGGGTTGTCCGCACGCTAATTGGCACGGATGGGTGGACTAACTATGGCCGACTGAAGTGCTTGGAATAGAACCGTATTTTTTTAGAAAGCGCGGTGATGTGAATGGCGAAGGATGGTACCAACCGGGGCGGCGCGCGTGCGGGCGCTGGACAGAAAAAGAAGCCCCTGCACGATAAAATTCTGGAGGGCAATCCGGGCAGACGTCCGTTAACGGTAATCGAATTCAAGGATACCGCCGATTTGGAAGGGCAAGTCATGCCTCCGCCCCGTGAATACCTCGGTGCAAAACAGAAAAGCGGCAAAACGACGTTGGCGGTAGAAATTTACGAAAAAACATGGCAATGGCTATATGAGCGCCGATGTGCCCACCTCATCCCTGCGCAGCTTTTGGAGCAATACGCTATGAGCGTGTCGCGGTGGATTCAATGTGAGGAATGCATCACTGAGTTCGGCTTTTTGGCGAAACACCCCACCACGGGCAATGCCATCCCCTCGCCTTATGTGGCGATGTCGCAAGCGTTTATGAAGCAGGCCAACAACCTGTGGTTTCAGATATATCAGGTCGTGAAGGAAAATAACGCTGCGGATTATAAAGGCTCCACTCCCCACGACGATGCAATGGAACGCCTGCTCACGGCGCGCAGAGGCGGTTGATGACTGATGGAACTTTGGCAATTGCATCAGTTTCAAAGCCTGCCACTGGATGTCAAGATCGCCAAGAGCAAGCTGCGTATCCGCGAATGGGTCGAGCACTTCGGCGGTGATGTGTATGTCAGCTTTTCAGGCGGCAAGGACTCGACGGTGCTGCTGGATTTGGTGCGTTCGGAGTATCCGGACATACCTGCCGTCTTTTCGGACACCGGTTTGGAATTCCCTGAGATCCGGGGGTTCGTGAAAACTGTACCGGATGTAACGTGGCTCAAGCCAGATATGACCTTTCGGGAAGTCATCGAAAAGCACGGCTACCCGGTGATCAGCAAGGAACAGAGCGACTGGATATACCGCGTCCGGTGCGGCAACCCGCAGGTGTATCGAAAGAACGTCCTCGGGATCATGCCGGATGGCAGCGAGACACGGTTTCATATCTCCGAAAAGTGGCGATACCTGCTTGACGCTCCTTTCCGCATCGGAGCAGGCTGCTGCGTCGAAATGAAAAAGAAGCCGCTGGATCGATATGCCAAAGAAACCGGGCGTGTTCCTATTCTCGGCACGATGGCCTGTGAAAGTTCGCTCCGGCTTCAAAAATGGCTCAACCACGGCTGCAACGCCTTTGATAATAAAAAGCCTGTTTCCATGCCGCTCTCGTTTTGGCTGGAGGAGGACATCTGGGAATACATCCACCGGTTCAACATCCCGTATTGCAGAATTTACGATATGGGGTACATCCGGACAGGATGTATTTTTTGTATGTTTGGAGTTCATCTGGAGCCGGAGCCGAATCGGTTCCAGCGCCTTCAAAAGACGCATCCGAAGCTGTGGCGGTATTGCATGAAAGAATGGAGCGCTGGGGGCTTGGGGTTGCGGCAGGTATTGGAGTACATCGGCGTGCCCTACGAAAACTTTTTACTGTGAGGTAATGGACATGAACATACAAAAAATCAAAACCGAGTTGTTAAACCCCTCGGCATACAATCCCCGTAAGGACTTAAAGCCCGGGGATAAAGAATATCAAAAACTCAAACGCTCCATTGAAGAATTTGGGTACGTCGAGCCGGTCATTTGGAACAAGCAAACCGGCAACATCGTGGGCGGGCATCAAAGATACAAAGTGCTGTTGGATTTGGGTCATACCGAAATCGACTGCGTGGTGGTTGAGCTTGATCCGCAGCGGGAAAAGGCGCTCAATATTGCCCTCAACAAGATTCAGGGCGAATGGGACGAAACCAAGCTGTCCGAGTTGATGGCCGACCTCGACGCGGGCGCGTTCGACGTATCCCTCACCGGCTTTGACGCATCCGAGATCGACGAACTGCTTAACCGCTTTTATTCCAAGGAAGCAGTGCAGGACGATTTCGACGTCGATAAGGAAAAGGAGCGCATCGAGAGCGAAGGCGCAATCACGCAGCCCGGGGATATCTGGCTGCTGGGACGGCACCGCCTCATGTGTGGGGACTCCACCAGCGAAGCCGATTTTGAAAAACTGATGGACGGCGGCCACGCCCAATGCGCCGTTACCTCGCCTCCCTACGGCGTGGGCAAGGAATATGAAAAGGCAGGCATCGAGCCGTGGTTTGAAACCATCAAACCAGTGATAAAAAATCTGTGCAGGCACGCGGATATCGTCTGCTGGAACCTGGGCGACCTTTACGCCACCGGTTCTCAGTTCATCGAGCCGACCAGCGTGTACAGCGTGAATATGTTTGCCGACAACGGATACCGCCCCATCTGGATTCGGATATGGAAAAAGCAAGGGATGAATTTCGGCGTCGGCCCCTATCACCTTGTTTCCAATAAACCAGTGCAGCAATACGAGTACATCTCGGCATTTTCCAAGAACGGCGAAACCGAGGAATACAATGATCAGGAATATGTGTGGCTCTCGGCATTCGCAGGGCATGGCTATAAGTTCGTGAAACGGTTGACCAAGGAGGAGCGTAAAAAGTGGGGTTATGCGGGCATATGGGAAATGACCACGGTACGTGCCAACAAGGAGCACCCCGCTATGTTCCCCGTAGAGCTGCCGTGGCGCTGCCTCAAGATGCACAGCGACCGGGGCGGCATCGCGCTGGAGCCGTTTTCAGGCAGCGGCACGACGATCATCGCGGCGGAGCAGACCGAGCGCCGTTGCTACGCAATGGAGATTTCCCCCGTCTACTGCGATTTAGCGGTCAAGCGCTGGGAAGATTTCACAGGCGAAAAAGCGGTCAGACTGGAGGGATAAGACTTGGATATACAAAAAATCTCCGTTTCAAAAATGAAAGGGGCAAAATATAATCCCCGCAAAGACTTAAAGCCTGGGGACGCTGAATATGAAAAACTGCGCCGTTCCATTGAGGAATTCGGATATGTAGAACCTCTTGTCTGGAACAAGCGCACGGGCAACATCGTGGGCGGCCACCAGCGGTTCAAGGTGCTGAAAGCGATGGGCTATCAGGAAATCGACTGTGTGGTGCTGGATATTGACGAGCAGCGGGAAAAGGCGCTGAATGTGGCGCTCAACAAAATCAGCGGCGAGTTCGATATCCCCCTCTTAACCGACCTGCTGCGTGATTTGGGTGATGACGGGTTCGACGTGTCCCTCACTGGTTTTGATGCCGCTGAGATAGATGAGCTTTTTAAGGACAAAACGGCGGGCAAGGTCAAGGAAGATAATTTTGACGCCAATAAGGCGCTTGATGAAATCGAAACGCCGATCACGCGGCACGGCGATATTTGGCTGCTTGGCAAGCACCGGCTGATGTGCGGCGACAGCACCTCTTTTTCGGAGGTGCGACAGCTAATGGACGGAAAAAAGGCGCGGTTTATCTTTACGGACCCGCCGTGGAATGTGGACTACGGCTCCGATGCCAAGCATCCAAGCTGGAAGCCGAGGCAAATCCTCAATGACAAAATGAGCACCGAGCAATTCGGTGCTTTTTTGTTGGCCGCGTTTCAGTGCATGGCTTCCGTTTCCGAGCCGGGCTGCATGGCCTATGTGGTGATGAGCGCGCAGGAATGGGGCAACATCATGCCCGCCATGCGGCAGGCTGGTTACCATTGGTCGAGCACGATCATCTGGGCAAAGGACAGTCTCGTTTTATCCCGCAAGGATTATCA